TTCATCATATATATATAATATCATATAAGAGATATATTAAAATATATCTATATAATATCATATATATAGGATATCATATATATAGGATATCATATAATATACTAAAAGGTTTCAATTAAAAAAATAAAGTTATGAACAGTTTATTTACTTTTCCAAGTAGACATCATTTTTTCTCCTGTTCTGCCGACTACATAGCCGCCAATTCCTAGTTGTAAAAGATTCCAGAACTGGTCCTCTAATACCGGCATTCTAAGGTCAAATAACGGCGCAATAAATTTACAATAAACCACTATACCTCCAAATGAAAGCATAAGGATAGGCCTCCAAGACCTTTGCAACCAATTACCTTTTGCCTCAGCAATAATAATGTCCGTTTGCATTTGTTGGAGTTCGTTTTCCTTTTGCTTTAAAACCTCAAACATTTTTCTTTTGGCCTCCAGGCGTTCCTCATCGCTAGTAAATAATTCATCAATTAAATTACTGACCGCAGAAAAAACATTCTTACCGAAAAATTCAACTATTTTTTTCATTTTCTTTTAGCGTTCCAAGTTTCGTAACAAATGGCTATCCTTTGGGCCGTTGGATATTCACTTTTCATTGTTGCATCGTTTAAACATTTAGATACGAATTGCGACTGTGTATCTTCTGACTGGGGCGTTGGTATCGGCATAACTATTTGATGTTAGAAATCCACTTATATTCTTCGTGCGCGTCAAAGTTTGGGCAACTCTTAGAACTAAATTGATTATGGTTATAAATTACGGCCGTTTTATAGTCGTCTTTTAAGCAAAGCAATAAGTCTTGTAAGGACTCCTTTTGCTCAGGAGTACGGGTGTCTTTATTAACCCACTTTCCTTTTTTCTTTTTCTTTTCATATCCGCCAATATAGCATATCCCGATGCTATCGAAATTATGGTTTAAAGTATGGGCCCCGGAGCGCTCTAAAGGGCGTCCCTCCTCCACCGTACCGTCTAATTTAATAACATAGTGGTAACCAATATCGGACCACCCGTTACCCTCAACGTGCCATTTCTTAATTTCTGCTGCATCAATATCTTGACCTTCTTTTGTAGCCGAGCAATGAATTATAATTTTTCTTATTTTCCGCATATACAAGTTTTACAGTTCTGAACATTTACTTTTTTTGAGTCTAGCCACTTATTCCATTTGGAATAGGCTCTTGCCTTATTACACTCTAGCCAGTCGGCTAATTTTCTTAATCCTTTAATCATAATTTAATATTTATATTGGGCAACTAATTGTAGTTTGAAATGAAGTGTTTGAAATCGGTGCATAAACATATACATAAACAGGGCTTAATGTACTAACCGTAAATTGTGCCGTTCCTTGACCTATACCCTGTATTGTTTCAGGAGGTAAACCTCTGTCAGCCAAAGCATTGTTTAAATCTGTTTGGTATAATGTGCTACCTCTGTATCCTGTGTCTAAAATTACAACTCCGTCTTGCACTATAACCCATTTGTCTGGTAGGTCATACGCTTGATATGTCAAAGTCGAGGTGCCTGTAACTCCTAAATTAAAAACGTATCTTTCTGGATAGTCTTGGTTTCCTGTATAGGTGTATAATTGCCCACAATTTCCCTGTATCAATGCACAAAACTCTGGAAACTCTGGAACACTAAATTTGTTGCTTTCGTCTCCCCACCAGGATTTGCAATATATATCTCCCCAACCTATCGTATTTGCCATAACTATTGTTCTTTATTTTTATTTATTAAATACCATTTATTAATGGTGTAGCCTATGGACACAACCAAAAGAATTATTTTTAAGGTTGTATCTATGTTAGAGAAACTCATTGCGAGGCTCGTTGCGTTCATTCCTAGTATTTTTACATCTTGCATTTCCATTTTATTCTGCCTCAGGGTTCCATTCCCAATTATTAATATCTATTAAATAGTCATCTGTATCAGGATCAATACTATATTGTTTAAAAGCCTCAGGCTCGGGCATGTTATCATACCATAGGCCGTCTACAATATAAGGCCCTTTTGCGCCCTCTATTTCGCTTATTACTTGTCCGCCTAGCAAACTGTAATTATCCTCTCTATCTATTCCCTTAGCGGCTACCTTTAGGTCCTCGTAAGTTGGGAACTCATACTTTAGCCAGGTTATATCCCCTATCTTCATATTTTTGTAAGTTGTATTAATACATCATTTTCTTGATTTTCTTTCCAAGTTCCATACTCTAAAAGATAGTCATTTCTTTTGCCAAAAAACTCAATTGTACTTATAAATTTTGCGTTATACATTCCCTCTCCAGTATCGTAAGCGGTACCGTTTACAAAAACTTTATTACTTCCAGTTTTAAATGCAAATTTATTTACTCCGGAGTTTAAATATATAAAGTTAATACCTTCTATTTGCGGTCCGTTTATATAGCCCTGAAAGTCTTGAGCGGTATTATCTTGTAAATACATTACATATCTAGTATTAGCCTTCTGAAAGGGTGTAAGGTCGCCAGTATTGTAGGCGTTTATAGGAATCTCATTTCCTAAGGTAATAAAGTTACGTTTTCTAGTCCTTAAACTCGATGGCGAGTAAGTCGCTATGCGTGTGGTAATTTGCCCAAAGTTTAAAGCGGTACCCGATCCAAACCCGCCTTGGTTTTCCTTATTTACGTGGGCGTCCTGGTTGTCAACCCAAAGACTAAAATATATAGTTTCGCACCTATCGTTAGAATAAAACGGGTCAAAAACCTGCTCCGTTACAAGGTTAGGTAATATTAACTGGCTCAAACTTGCGGCTACGACGCTAGAGGTGGGAGTTGCAATATAATCGTTATGCCTATATTCAACATTTAACCTTTCCTGTGCGCCTACTCCCTGGGTTTCAAGTTCTAATTGTTGGCCCCACATTACTAAATATTTCTCCTTCCAAATTTGTCTTGCTAGTCCGGTATTAAGTGGGACATTTTCATTAAATAATTCTCTACATAAATCAGCGGTTGTGCCTAACTGGGCACCCCACCACATAAAGCGGCAATATCTAAATTCAGATTGCTCCTCCGGGCTATTTGTATAAAATATTGTAACCCTTAAATAATCATTTGGGCAGTCCTCAAATTGTACGTTGTCAACTATATAAAAATTCTGTGCTAAAGTCGGGTCCGTATTTGCTGAAAAGGTGTGCGTTCTATTTAATAAATCAACCGTAAGGAATGACTCGGAGTTTTCGCTTGATACGTCCCAACCAGTATCAGAAATCCCACTAGTTGTGGCGTCCATTCGTATCGCTAAGGTGCTAAGATTAAGCGTGTCAGCGTTTGCGTTTAGTTCCTCATCCGGTTGATTTCCCGGGCACGATTTTGGAGTAAAGTTTCCCTTTGTTGTAACCCATTGTTCATCTAAAGCGCCAACCCAAACATAAAAACTATATGTCATTTTCGGCTTTTTATCTCCCGCGCTATGTTGAAATTTAGAGTCTAAAATTCTCCCATACATCCTCCCAAGAGTTGGTGCTTTCCATAGATTCTCATAGTTCGGGTCCGTTAACGCAAACGGGCTTTTTGGAAAGGTGCCGCTTATATCTTGGTCCGTTATTCCATAGTTTTGGAATTTGTCCTGGCTGTTAGTGCATAGCCTTTCTATGTTTTCGTTTTCGTTTAGGTCACGGTTTAAAAGCCTCCATATAGTAGTGCCGCCGGATTCTGCTCCGAGTTGAGTTCCATAAGATAGCCTATTTTCAACGGGGCCCTTAATTGCAAGCCCGGCCACGTTTTTATTCCAGTTTTGAGAAACATTATTTTTATAGTCAACCTTTACGCAAGGAAAGGAGGCGTAACCCGGGTTCTGGTATTCGGTTAGGCCCCTGTATAATCCATTATTTGCCGGATATCTATATCTGTTTGCGGTTCCGTTAAATCCGCTCTCAAAAGGGAGGTTATAGTATAATTGAACGCTACTTCCCTGTCCGCTTGTAGTGTCTACTGCTTGCAGTTGGCACTCCGTAATTTTTTGAGGTACAACCCAACTCCCCGCGGATGATTTTGTAACCGTACTTGGAGAGGAACTTTTCCAGCCTCTCCAGCCTACAACATAGTCCATAAAAGTATGGGCCGAATTAATTAGCGCTTTTTTCCAAGTGGTCTTTCCCATAACTTTATATCTATATCTTTATTATCTTTTATCAAGAATTGTTTAAGCAATTTTACATTGCCTTTTTTTGGTACTGAATTTCTTGTTTTCTTTTTATCTGCCATCTATATCGGACATGTCATTTATAAAACCCAACCGGTAAAGTCTGCCGTATAGTCCGGCCACATTCCGTCTGAATCGTTATTATTATATTCAGGAAATAAATTGTTATTATAGCACATATAATCTAGAAAGCGTCTAGTATAAAATTGGGCAAATTGCCTGTGCCTATCAACCAAAGAATCAACCTCCTGAGGCGTCGCGGTGTCAGAGTTTTCGGACCGGTGTTTAAATACTCCAGAATTCTGTATTTGGTACGAACTAAACGGAAGGTAATCCACCATTGCATAGTGTATCAGCATATCCTTTAAATAATCATCAACTAAAAGTTTGTAATCTCCGGATAAAGTCCCGGCAATTATCTTTTCTTGTATGGCGTTATAAAGCGCCGTTCCTAAATAATTTTGAATATGTATGTCTTGCGATATACGAATAAATTGTATGAACTTTTGAGTGTCAACATTTCCCGCAACGATTGTGTTCCGAGTTAAATCTTCTCTACTAATAAATAATGCTCTTGCCATAGTTTATTTTGTTGGGTATGCTCCTTGATTTGGCATATTTACAGGCGCCGTCTTAGCCTGTTTGCTTCCCCTTGGATTTGGTTTATAGGTTTTAGGAATTTCTCCGGTTTTCTTAAAGTCTTTGAAATCGTCCGACACTGTTGTATTCTTTTTAAGGCGGTATAAGACCTCTTTCCAAGCGTGGCGGCAGTAAATTCCGCCCTTGAATTTAAACAAATCAAACGCCTGTCCTTTGTGGCCTAGTTCCTTATTTACTCCACTTCTACTGGCGCGGTCAATATCCTCTAATCTATAAACAACATTAGATCGCGAAAGGCGCATCATGTTTGAGCAGAAATCTCTACTTTTATTTGAGGGCTTAGTGGACTTTTTAAAGTACCGATATCTAATTTTATAATTTTTACTATCTAAATAACTAAAACCGTTGGGCTTTGCGTATATCTCGTTTTTAAGTTTTGTAAGCATTGACTTTTTTGGTGCAATACAAATATTGGCCCAGTCATCAGCCGATAGGTTCTCCTCGTCGTAATCTCTAGAATCGACCTCCTCCCACTCATCCGACATTTTATCGCCTTTTAATTCTGAAAGTACGGCTTTATATCCCTCATCGCTTAGGTCGACATTTACTCCAAGTTCAACATCATTAACCGTTGTCGCATCATCCGCTTTCTCTCCGGTTTCCTTTTCTATTTGCTCGCCTGATTGTGCATTTTCTAGGTCAGCGAATTCAAGCGGTTGTAACGTCTTGAAATATAAATCTAGGGATATGCCATTAAACGCTAATATCTCGTCAAACGCGGATAGTAACAACTCCTGTATGGGCCTAATAACAACGTTATCCATTAAGGTACTGGCCGTCTTAAGTTCATCGGAGTTATTTCCTAGTCCTGTATTGTCCTTTATTCCTAAAAGCATAGGGCTCACCACTCGGTGGGCCACCATAATTTTTTTCATTGATTCATCACTAAGAAACTGGTATTGGTTATGCGCGTCGCTTAACTGGACCGGCGTTATACTACTGGCCGTCTCCGCATTTTCATTAAAACTAAGAATAAATTTACCGGCGTTACTCGAGCCCTGGAACTTTTGCTTTATTGAATTTTCAATATTGCTTCTCTCCTCCTCATTTGGAACCCCATTGTTAAAATTTATTAACATCGAGGGCGCTAGTCCTTGCATGATATTGTTGAGGTGGTAATTGCTAATCTCCTCCTCTAATTCCGCATATTGAAGGCCCCCCTGATAGTCCACCGGGGAGTAAAAATAATGACCGGCAACATAAGGCCTCACATATAAAATCTCAATCTTTTCTTTACTAGTTCCAAACGCCGGAATTCTAGGCAAGTCCTCATTTGGTTTTACATCACTCCAGTCAGCGCAATAATAAAAACCTTTTATTTCTCCGTCTTCTTTATCGCAAACCTCCATTGCTAAAGTTTCAACCGGAATATGCCCAACCTTTAATATTTTATCGTGCTTTGTGTTATATGCGACTTGAATTGCGCATTGGCCCATTAATTTCAGGTCATAGGCTAACTTTCGTATTACCTCGTCGGTTAATAGTGAAACCATTTGCGCATACTCATTCGGGCTATTACTAGAGTCTGTTGCGTCCAATCCTTTACCAAATACCATTTGAGAAACGCCGTTAATTATTGCGTTATTTGTAGGCGAGCCGGTGTACCGATCTATTAGGTATTGAAAATAAGAATTATTCTCCCCATAGGTCACATATTCCGCGTTCTGTTTTATCTCAATATTTGGAGAGGTGTAAGAACTTAAATTTACTAATTTAATTTTACCCATTAGTCTAATATTATGTATTCATTTGTGCTAATAACCGGCTTATATAGGCCCTCATTCGCGTTATATTTGTAGTTACTTTCCTGATTTATTGTCTGATTTGTTACAAAAAACGTTTCTCTAGTTAGGAGCGTGTTCCCGTCTGAAATTGTTACCTCGTAATAGTTACCATTTACGAATTTATTAGACGTTTTAAGGGCATCTGTAACCGTTATTTTGTTATAATTACCATCGCTAGTCCAGTTTACCAACTGGCTAAATACTTTATTCGTGCTTTTTGACCTTGTTTTCAGGGTAACTTCTGTATTTAAAGGCGTTTTTGGCCTAAAAATAAACGTAACATCTTGGTTTCCTGACGGCGTTATTATCTTCATATTAATATAACGTATAAATTTAGGCAATTGTCACGAAAATAGTCAAAAAAAAAGCACCCTAAACAAATAGAGTGCCTTAAACGTACCTATAAAAGTACTTATAATTACCTTTTTACGGGTTAATTTGGTTAGGAGATACCGTTACACCTAAAGTTGTAATATCGCCAACTGTAAAATTAGCCGGTTTCTTCTCCATTCCTTGCATTGTAAGCGTGTATCCTGATAGGTCGCCCATAGCGGCCCCGGTTACAATTGTGCCCCCGTTGCAGTCCATCCCGTATTCTAGGCCGGCAACAAACAGGTTCCCGTTGTTATCCTCAATTATACAGTGAGGCCTAGCGACTGCCAATAGGGCAATCTGGTCGTTTGTTTCATAGTCTAACTTATGAAAAGTAAGGTTTAATATTTGGTCATAAAATGTAGTCCCGTTATCCCTTGAACTGGTAATTGTTTGGTCGAATGAAGACGTCCCCTTAAGGTCGTATTCGTAAACCGTACCACTCGCAAACGTAGTTATTTGTGCTGATGTTGCCGGGTTCGCATACGTAACCGCACCTAACGTCCCAAAGTCCGCAAAATACACCTTAGTAAGGCCCCCAACGCTATCTTTACAGGGCTCAACTCTGCCCTCTGTAAGTAAACATGCCATAGATTTAATTTTTAAAAAAAAGGGCGCGGCGTAAACCAAACGCCCCTTTAATAGTTAGTAATTTATCCTTTATACAAAACGATATCTGAACCGATACCAAACTGAACTCCGGCAGTAAATCTCATCACAACTCGAACATTCTGTGAGCCTAAAGTGTCCGCCATATCAATGACCTTGACAACATTTGTGTCATTTAATAAACCAGTTCCAAAATAGAGGTTTGACTTTCTAGCCGCTACCATTTCGTTAGCACCTAATCCGTTTGTTACGAATACCTTGATACCATCAAAAGTTAATGCTTGGTTTCCATACCATTGAGTACCTTTATTATCTGTACCTTGTGCTCCACCTGTTAGAAGTGAAAATCCACCCAATGCTCTCACGTATGCACGTGCAATATTTTGAGAAACATAAATATAAAGGTCCTCCTTACCGTAAACTCCGGTTGGTATATCGTCAACCAAACGGCCCATTTCTGCTATAACATTGGCCGCGGTAATTGCTACCGGTAAAGTTGTCTCAATAACTCCCGAACCGGCAGTTTGAAATAATGGAACAAATCCCTCAAATGAATCAGCGCCCGCGGCACCATTCCATATTTTAGTTTCGATAAATTCAGAAACCTCAGCACTAGAATGTGCAATTAAAAAGTCACTAAATTTTGGAGGCAATTTGTCAAATGCCGAGTAACCCATAGATACCGCAGCCCAATCATTTTGAAACTGCTCCTTACAAACAGTCATGTTTTGTTGGAAAGGTAAAGGCTCTAATACTTGCTCGCCTAATGTAATATTTGCCGTATCTACATAGTCACAAGATGCCGAGCGAATCGAATCTGTATTTGTGAAAGTTGATATCGTTTGTTTGAACTTTATGTTTGGCTTAATTGTGATACCGCCGTTGTCTAAAGTTACTCCAGAAAATAAAGCCGCAGCGATATATTCTCCCGCCCACTCACCACTATATGTAGGAGTTCCGGCCGCGTGTGCCGGTTGCGGTTGTGCTAGTCTTGTGTTATACTTTTGTGCCATTTTTTTTAATTTTAAATGTTTGCGACTCTCTCCATAATCTTGTCTAATGTAGACCTCGAACGGTTAGAACCTAATTTGAATTTAACTTTGTTTTGATCTTCTCTGTTTGGGTTATGTTTAAACAATTTAGTTTCTTCTAACTCCTCTTTTACTACAAGGGTGTCGTCTTCTTCTTTGCCCTCATTTAATCTAGCCTCAACCTTAGAAACCATTTCTTTAATTTCGTTAACCGCGTCAGTAAATTCTTGCTTTGATACATAGCCTCCCTCAAACTCCTCAGAGTCTTGTGGGCTATCGTCGTCCGCTAATTTAGTGTCGGATACATCATCTTTGATATCCTCTTTTGCGTCGGCTATGCCGTCTTTGTAACCTTTCTCTTCGGCCTCAGGAATAGTCTCTAATCCTACCTTCCCAATTTTTCCAACTTCTCCCACTACTAAAATACGACCGTCTTCCATTTCATACTCGCCAACTGGCAATGGTACACGCTCATCTTCTGTAACAATAAAAACTGAATTTCCCTCAGAGAATTCGTCCGCTTCTAATACTGTCCCGTTCGCTAACTTCATAGTGGCTAATTTAACCTCTACTTCCGCCTTTGTTAGGAAAGTATCAAAACGCTTTAAAATGTCAACTGCGTTCATAAATTTAATTTAAATTAATAATTAATACTCTACTATATAACTTTGTATTTTTTGTAACTGTGCGTTTAAGGATTATCCTACTTTTGATATTGTGATTTCTGCTGATGTAGTAGCCTCGTCATTGACTTGATACTCTCCGATATTGTAATTGTATAAACCACCTTGTGTTAATCCTGCTCCTGTTGAATAGTCATTATCTCTTAACATATAAATTTGCAAAAGACCTTCGTTTGGATATGTAACATCAAATTTCATATTCAATTCTATTGGTTGGATTGATGCATAGTTCGGTAAGTTTACTGCTGTTACTCCATAAATAGGTGTTCCATAAAGTTCTGGCTTAATACCTATCACACAAGCACCTCCATCTCCCGCGGTTCCTTGCCTTGCTACTGTTAATTTAAGCCTTACAGTATAAACTCCTAATTCAGAAAATAAAATATCTCCATTTGTTTTGACTGTAACACCTCCTGCTGATTTTTCAATACCAGAATAGGTAATTGGTTGCCAATTATTATTTGCTACTGTAAAAGGTTGGTCAAGATAATTAGACGATGTAAGTAATATGTTTGACTTTTCTTCAAATTTACTTGCTAAAATTTTACTTGTAACATTGTTTTGTACGATAGGAATTACGTCTGTTGCGGTTACGGAGGTAACCTCCGGCAATTGTGTTATGGTTTTATTGCTCATTGTGTGTCTGTTTTTAATTTTTTTAGTCTAATTAGTTTGGACCGGTTTGCCATACAAGGCTATAAACACTCCCGTCAGGGTTAGTCCCTAGAATTCTAACACTCGGGACGTTTCCGGCCCCGGGCTCTGTAATAAGTAAATTTTGTAAAAACGGGTTTGTGCCCTGATTTCTACTAATTCCTTGGTTCCATAGGTAACCCTCGCAGCACTCGTTTGAGTACGTTAAGCCGTCTGTACATAGGCAACCCGGCTTTGACCTTTTTACTCCCCATATTGGGTTAGCGTTTGGGTTATTTTTTCCCATTGATTAGCATATTATAAATTTCTTTTAAGGTTTCCATAGCGACCTCCTCTTGGCTTAAAGTTTTTAATCCGTTCGGGTTTGTGTTACTTGCCTTATCCGCAAAATATCCCTCAATAGAGAACCCCTTTACCTTTCCAGTTAAAACAAAATCGTTCCATATCTCGTCGTTATCAACCTTGACGGCGCCCATCCAAGTACCCACCGGGACGTCCATTCCGTAAAGTCTAGACTTATCTTTTTGCTCATCTTCTACGATCCAACTTTCAACTAGGCTAAGGCCGTAAATTTTACTCTCATGTTCTAGAGTACTATTGCCTTGCTTTCCTGTTTTTAAAAACATTTGCGCGGCCTTGTTTACCGTATCCTTACTAAAATAAATATAGTACTCCGAGCCGTCCTCATCTTTGCGATAAATTGGCTTGTTTGGAACTAACAAAGCCCCTAGTAAAATCTTCTTTTTTTTATCTATTTCTTTAAACTTAAACTCTTTTGATTTAAGCGCAATAAAATCCTCCTCAATAGCCGGGGACTCAACTATGCTAATAGCGTCAATTCCGGTTTCAAAATCCTCCTCATCTAAAAATAATTCAACAATATCTAAACTCATAATATATCCTTTTTTATATAACGTTTGCTTTTACAAACTTGTTGTTTCTATTACGTTTCTTTCCATACTTTGGGCCGTTGTAACATCACCCGCCACGACAAACGCCTGAACCGGTGTATTATTATTATCGCCTAAGACGTCCGCTAACTGGTTAGTTTCTGAGCCGCCGACTACATTAAATGACGGACTTATTGGCTGAGGTGCCGGTGCCGGCGCCGCCGGTGAGCCTCCTCCTCCGCCCCCTCCGGTTCCGCCTATCGCGCCCGCTACTGTCTTAGTTTTCTTAACCGCCCCTAATATACCGGATACAATTCCGACGGCCGTTCCGGCGTATGCTATTAGTCCGGGAATAGCGGCCGGGAACCCAAGCGCTAAAGTTGCGTTTAAACCTGATGCGGTATCCGCGGTCGATTTAACGCCCTTAAGATTTGCGTCGGCTATTGCCATAGTCGCTTTATTTTTTAGGACACCTAGGTCAACCATTAACTCCTGTGCGGCCATTAGTTGCTTTGCTATTAGCGCCGCCTTTCCCATTGCTGACTCGGCACCGAAAATAGTTGATAGGGTGTCTAATGTTTGGAGTTTGGCTTGCCTTTTCTTTTCCTCATCTGCCTCAATTTGAGCGACGCGGGCAATATCTATTTCGGCCTGTGTTAATTCAAGTTCGTTTATTTTATCTTTATATTCTTGCTCTGCATCAACCCGGGCCTGTGTGCCCTCCGCATATAACTCCCTTTTACGCTCTAGGTCCGCGAGTGCAATCTCATTTTGCTTATCTAAAAAGGCTTGCTCTAGTTCTAGTTTTTTGGCGTTGTCAGTTTCTTGGTCTATTAGGGCTTGAGCGTTGGCCTGTTGCCTTAGGCCCTCCGCCTCAATACCAGTTAAAACTAAGTCATTTTTTTCTTTTAATAGTGCGGTTTCGTTTACTAATTGCTCAGATTTTAGCCCGGTAACTTTTGCGCTAATTGCTAATAGTTCCGTTTCGGCTGAGTACAATGAATTTTTTAGTTCCTCAGATTCCCCCTCTAATTTAATTTGTTGTTTAAGGTTATTTATATTTGCTTGGGCCGCTTTTTGCTCGGCCGCATTTTGCCTAATTAAAACCTCTCCCAGTTCCTTATTTGCCGCGATACGCTCATCGACTGATTTACTAACATCATCTCGAATTTGTCTTTGCTTTTCGGCCTCCTCATCATATTGCTCAATAAGCCTTTGTTGCTCAAGGGCAACCCTCTCGTAATTCTTTTTTAATTCAACTAAATTTTTAGCCCTAGTAACCGCGGACTTAACATCTAGGTCCTCCATAACCTTAGATACTCCCTCGTAAGTTGCCGTCGCTAAGGCGCCGACTTCTGATACCGCCTCAGAAAAATTATCAGCCACTTGCTTACCGGCCTGAACCGCCTCACTTGCAACCTCAGACATATTCGCCTTTGTCTGTCTTATTTCTTTATTTAATCTTCTAATAGTCGCAGGGTCTTTATCTCCAAAGAAAGACTTCTCCCAAGCCAATTGTACTTGTTTTACTGCCAACTGAATTGCATAAAATGACATCTTTAAAGGAGTGATAGCGATAGTCAATAGGCCACCTATAACCTTTTGCATTGCATCAAATCCGCCAGTCGCCTCATTTACTTTAGTGAAAACCTCAACTAAGGTATCGGATACCTCCTTAAAAATAATACCAATCGCGGCAAATACTGTCTCGACCGCATCTGCTACTTCTTGGTTTCTCATTAATGCTTCGGAAACCTTGTCTACTATTTTCATTATAATACCAAACCCGGCCGCTTTCATAGCAAGGCCGACGCCCTTAAATCCTTTGGCTAACATTTTTGTGGACTTCGCGCTAGTTTCCGCCGCCTTAGTTGCATTTTTAAGTTCTTTAACGTGGGCTTTAGATTGTTCGGCCTGTGCCTTTTCAAGGTCCTCAATAGCCTTAGTCATTTTTTCAATGCCTTTCAGGGCACCGGTAACGTCGGCCTGTAATTTAATCGTTTCAACTGTTGCCATAATCTATTTTTCTTTAATTGTTTTTAAGGCCCTTTTAAGGTCTTTAAATGTTTGAGGGTACTTATACTTGCCTTTTGCTATTTGAATAGTTAGAGAGTCTGTATCGCCTATTAGAGGCAGTAAATCTAGTATGTTTTTTAACATCTTAAAATATATTTAATAATTCCATAGTACTCTCCCCGGTCGTTAAGTCAGCGGTTACCTTATTTATAGTAAATTCCCTATTACCAATTAAAACTGTATCGGCTAAAGAAAAGTTTAGTAAAAAATCTAAGGGCAATTTTACGTTGTACTTAAATAGTCTATTTCTACGATCAAAAACTCTAATAATATAATTCTGATAATAGTTCTGAAACAGGCTATTATTTTGTCCTCCATAATCTGTCAAACTCCAAGTGTTTATTTCTGAACCAAAGTTTAAAGATATACTCGGCGCGACTGTTGGTCCGCCTAAACTGTTAGCATTACTAACCGTCCAGTACCTATTAAAAGGTTGCCTACTCGACGCGGCCGGCTCTTCCTTTACATCTAAAGGCCTAATTCCATCTAACCAGTTTATAGGAGTGTTTCCCGCATCATCATTATAAACCCCATAAAATAATAGCGGCTTACCAAATGCGGCGTTTAAATTGTCATCTAAAAAGGTCCCCTGTTGAATTGTTGTTTGTGCCCCGGAGGTCAGGTCGGACATTCTTTCATAAAGTGCATGTTCAAACGGGCTTTCAATTTTATACGTTCCTTGTTTAGACGCGCTTGCTACATACCTTAACTCCCCGTATTCCCTGTTATTTATTTGCCCAAATTTTTGAGATAAAATAGATACTGGTTTTTGATATCCAAAGTTGACCTCGCTAAAAGGTAAGGCCTCATCAACGGTGTGTTTATCGCTATGGACTAATTTTGAAAGGTCCCACGTTTTAGTGCTTGCTGAGTAGAAATCATCTAGAGGTTTAACAACCGTAATTCCGTCTTGAAAAAAGGCGGTTAAATTAAAAGTTTTAAATAGCCCGGTTAAAAAGTCTAAGGTCTTAATTTCTGGTAATTGTTCCGTTGGTACAACGTCAACTTCTAACTGAAGGGTGCCCACGTCTGGTGTGTAATTTGCTGAAAAAGTATAAGTGTTCAAAACAGGGACACAGTTAATTTCTCCTATCCCACCCGCATTATTATATAAACTAGCAATCCTAGTTTGGGCCTCCATTTTAATATTTAGGTCAAAAGCAAATGCCTCATCACTTTGAACTTGTAAAGAGTATGCCCCCGAATAATTATCGCTTACTAATTCAGATTGTAATATTCCATAAATTCCTCCCGGCTGGTTACCTCTTTTAATAATTATATCTGTATCTCCAATCACCCCGACTTGTGATGCCATAACGATATTATTTTCGTTATCGTATATCTGCCAGTCAAAGGCAAAGTTTGCCGATGCCGCCGTCGGAGTTATTTCCCAAGTAGTCCTCCAACTCCTAGGGTCTGACGCGGGCACATAAGCCTGTGAACCTAATTGAATCCCTACGGTCAGCCCTTGCATCTGAATTTCAAAGGGAGGCTCGCATTCATCTAGACAGTCTTGGTCGCACTGGGCGTCAAATGCCGCCCCAAAAAAATCACAGGAGTTCGTTGCTATATTGGAACAAGTGGCACTTTTATATGCGGTATCTAATCGACCGCCCCCGGTCATTGGGCCCTTATTTCTACTCATCCAAAGGTAGAGGTTTTCTGTGGCCGCGGTATAAAAAAAGTCTGAACTAAATTGTAAATTATAGGTTTGCTCAATAGCCCTTAGGATTAGATCAACTCTTATGGCCGGTTTTAAATCATTGTAAAAAACACCACTTTTATTCTGACTAGTATTACTCCATAAATTTGTGTAATTCGTAACACTTCCACTAGGGCTTGAAACGTAATTAAACGCTACCGAATGACTTATCAAAGGATATATAAAGGCGGCCTCATAAAGAACGCCGTCCACTGTTTTATCTAACCCAATATTTAGACCTTGCCTTGCAGAGTTATTGTCATTTGTAAATAAAAACCCGGCTGAGTTTAGCCAAGTTAATTGGTCCAACTGGTCCTCTGAAATTACATTTTTAAGGTCCACCGTTTCTCCTAGGAAAGTAATATTATAAAATTCAGGGTTTCCGTCTTTCATTTTTACGGAGTTAAGGGTTATAAACCCTCTCCTGAAAGGTAAATAATTTAATTCTAATACGGCCGGACTTCTAAAATTTGAGTTATAACCGTCAATATCCGGGTTATACCAATGTTGAAATAAGGCGTTATTTGCGTCCGATGCCGGGAGCGTAAACGGCTTAGTAAAGTCAGTCCTTACTTTTTCAATATCCCGTATATCTTGCAAGGTCATTGTCAAAGAAACTTTCTCATCTTCGTACATATCCACCTTTCTCAAACTATTAGAATCGTTAAACTGACTTTGTATGTATAAAACTAATTCTTGTGCCATTATCTTACCTGATTTATTTCGTCGTGCGCCGACTGAAATTCGATTTTATAGTCAATTACTTTTTCTTGTAAGTGCGTTTTATATAATAACTGTTTAGACTTTAAAACAACCGGCTCAATATCTAAAGCGATATTAACATTGTCCCTTTCCTCCTGTGTTTGATATTTAGTAATCCAAATTTTTTGGCTTAAAAATAATTCTGTAAGTGTGGTATTTTGGGACTCCGGTATTAAGCCCGTATTTAGCGTGTAAGACTTTCGGCCTTGCTCTCCGAAGGTAATATATTGGTGGGCGTCAACATTGTAACTAGGGTCCGCCCCGGCGGTGCTTGTCGGTATGCTTAAAAGGTTTCTTTTAAAGGTATCCCCGTTAACTGATATTGAGGACTTTTCCGCGCCAGTCATCCAAAAATTCTCTAGGGCCCCGAACGAATTAATAAACGTTACTTTGTAAGGAGTAAATTTGTCCTTTACTACATAGTTAACCTTTATATATAGAATCCTAGTATTTTCTGATATCGTAACCCAGGTTGTTGGGTGATTATTTTCAGGGCACCAAAATACTGCTTTTGTTGGATTGTTCCCGGTTGTCTCTATCTCTCCATACCACGTCTGGTCGACTAGGGTGTCCCATTGGGCCAAGGTTTGCGGCTGAGTGCTAGGCTCTATATTGTCCGCATACTGGATATAATTGTCCGAGCGCGTGCCGTCATTTGTAAGAACTACGGTTTTAGACAATCCGTCTGGTACGCCGGTGCCTATTCTCTGACCGGTATAAAAACGAATTGTTACGTCTGTGCCTTTAGTAACGACCGACGGGATTTGTATCGGCTCAGATTCCGGGACCGTTATTTCGTAATTATTACTTGCATAAGCGCCCGCGATATAATCATCGCCGGGGTCCGGTTGAAGTACTTTAGTTTCTACTTTTGGGTTAACGCCCTTATTAAATAGTCCGAACCCTTTTGAAAATGGTATCGGGTCAGGGTCCAGTTCAACAACCGACCCAATTTGAGTATTTGTCTCGTCAAAAAAAGTAGTGCTTGCGGATAAAAAATAAGTATCTGTTTCGTAGGTCCCGTCATAGGTAACCGTTAAGTAATCATTTACTAACTGGGAGAGGTCTAAAACAATCAGGTTTGAAACCCCTAGTGGCTTTTTATTAATCGTGTATTGTGGGCTTACCGTAATATCAGTAACAAGGCCATTCCAAATAAAAACTTGTGTTGTCGTGCTTGCAACTGGAACTCCAGAAACCAACCCATTTGGTCGGGCGGTAAAATAAAACGGGCTCCTTGATAATCTTAATATGCTACTCATTTCTTATTTTTTTTAAACAATATTTCTACATAGTCCGCGGTGTCCTCACTAAACGCAAGGGCTATTTCTTGGGCCATATTTTTAGTGTACCTTTCAAACGGTTTCGTTAAAAACAAGGTCGGCTTTATTCCCTTTTGGTATATGCTATTTGCTATCATCCAAGCGATGTTTTTTCTAGGGATAAAACGTCCCTTATCGTCCCTCGGCGCAATACCTCTTCTCACGATCCATTTATCAAGCGCCGGGCCCGGTGGCATTTTACTTGTATATTTATATTCTGTTTTATATTTTTTCTTTATTCCTGAAACTCCCTTGTCCTGAAACTCGCCGTAAGCGTTCATCGTTATCCCGCTTGTAATGACTCCGTTTTTGTCTTTGGTATCTATGGGCTTGATTGAATCGTTAAGGCTCCCTGAGGCGTTATAACTGCCATACTTGCCACCTTTAGCAAGGTTTGCTTTGGCCTCTGTTATAATCAGGTCCCTAATAATACTAATTGCCGTATTAGTTCGGTTTAATAAGTCCTTTAATTCTGGCATACGTTTATATCATTTTTAACAAAAACATCAAAAGTATATGCCCACCCGGCAAGGTCATTTTCAAACCTATCGTGGAACGGCTCGCAAGTTCCCTGTCCGACTAGTTCAAATAAATCGGTCCTCATTGTGTACCGGGCCATTGACTCATTCAGTAAGTTTATAACCTTTAATTGCGTATTTAAAACATCTTGCTCATTGTCTAGGCCGTACATTAAAATATCAAATTCGGTTGCATCAGGGTCCGCCTTTGACTGCCATACAATATCCATTGAAAGGATAGAAACATTAAACCTAATAACGCCCTTTTCTAATACGGCCGAATTAACCATTATATGCGACAAAGGAAACATATCTTGTTTGTTTAAATCGACTTGCGTTATATCCCCATAGGTACACGTTTTAACATCCGGGCTATTTAGTAAAAAGTCCTTTAACTTTTCGGTCACTCTATAAAATGCCGAGGCTCCATCGTTTGCCATTATCTCCTAGATTTATTTTTATTCATTTTATTTTGCATTTCCTGTCTTTCAATATCTGATTTCTCCTTGTCAAAGCATAGCGCTAAAAAGCAAGTGTGAAAGTTTAGTTTAGTAATATATTTAATTCGCTCAACATTTCCTTTAGTGAGGTGGTAAACTGAACTATACCATCCCCATTTTCTGTTAAAGCCCGCTCGAGAATCGTACCCTTCTCCTCCTGAGCCTCCTCCAAATAACTCGTCATAGTTTTCGACAATTCTATCCCTAAAGTGTAAAAAAAAACAATGGAATGAAATACTGCGTCTAAGGGCATTTGTTTCATTGACTCGTGGTATATATCCCCCTCGTAGTCTTTAATTGAATACAGGGCCCCGGTTCGCGTTTTAGTCGGGCGATACAGGACGGACATTGCCTTGTGCATTTTATCCCAGTCGCCTAGAAAATTGTCGAGGTCAATATACTCCCCGAAAGTCATATCGTCTAACTTTGGTATAAACGAAAATTCAATATCACCCATTTTAAAGTGGCGGACTAGTTCCCCCTTTTCATTTAGCACCCCGGTTATAATTTTAACAATTCGGTTAACTTCTGAAACTGGAAACCTCATCGCGGTTGCATAAGGTACGTTGCAAAAAATTTCAAGCATTTTAAGACTTAAAAAGGTTTCGCTAACTTCACTCTCCCCGCTTGGTCCGGCAACGGCTAAATAGCGTTGATACTGGCCTAATGTCATTTCTGATAGGCTAGAGGGTACTTTTATTTTTAACTCCATTAAAAAGGCTTTATAGTTATATAACGTTTTATTTATATTAATTCTAATTCAGGATAGAAAAAAGGGCCAACCTTTTAGGGCCGCCCTTTATAATTTATTATTTAATTTTAGATCATACTTGCCTCAAAGCAAGTTCCTGAGCATACACCCTTATCGGTGTCCATTGGCGTGCCGCATTCCGAGCATTCAAATTCCTTCTGCTCGTGCGGGTTTAAACAGTCATACCAATCCATTACACACATTCTTTTATTGAGTCCTCTAGGCGCTCCTGTAAGTACGCGTTATGCGATGCGTGTCCGGTTCGTACTATACTAACCCAAGTTGAGAGGTCCCGGTGTAAATTTATAATATCAAATACTAGGGTCCCTTGAGGGTGCTCAACATATAGTTCTCCGTCCTCCTGATGTAGTGAGTAAGTCTCGCCTACATAAACATTTCTTGCCTGTTCCTTTAGGGCCCATATTTCGGCCTCGTGCTTTTTAATCAATTGTGCTTTAGTCATAATATTGTTTTTTTTAAATAATTAATATACGGCAATATATACTTACTTTACGATATACACAAATGTTTATAACTTTATTTTTTAACGAACTGTATATTTGCCATAGTTCGGACGGCCTAGTTTATTGACTATCGAATATCTGAGGGCGTCTAAAGCGTGGTTGAAAGCGTCGACCGGCTTGTTTGTTATATTCCCGTTTTTATCCTCGATATATTTATAGTTTCTAAGTTCCTTTATCATGTTTGTTGAGTCCTCTGTTACGTGCAATCGATACCGCCTTATCATATCAATACCGAGGTTTATTGCGCCCTTGTAAGTGGGCTTTGTATTCCAACCCATACGATGTATCTCCTCAATACTTTTAGGCTCGGAGGAGTCGCACCATATCTCATCGCGCCTGTCTAGGCCGAGCGCTTTAAACTGGTTACCAATATCCTGATTTGTCATTCCGGTTCTATAAATTACCTCCCGGCAATACATATCATCGCCCTCAATATAAGTTTCGATTAAAGTTGTCGGGTCATTCGAATATCCAAAGTCAAGCCCCCGCCCAATAAACTTGGCCCCCGGTGGTATATTAACAACGGTTTTAAACCTAAATATAAGGCTCTGACTGGCCCCGCGCTCTCCTAACCCATAAACCCTCCAGTAGTTCTCATCAATATCTTTAAGGCGCTCTATTTCGCTTATTATATTTTCAGTCAAAAAAGGGTTATCTAAATACGTGGTTTGATAAAACTCAACATCGTCCCGGGTTAAAACTTTATCATATATCCAGTGAAACTCCTCGGACGGATTAAAGTCTAATATTATCTTTTCGCTAGTTCTAAATATCAACTGTTGCCAGTCCTCAAAGTTTAATTCGTTGGCCTCATTTATAAAAAGTAAGTCTCTTTTACGACCTCTAATTTTTTGCGGTTGATCTAAAGATATAAATTCAAACCGGTTACCATTTAAGAAATATTCAGAACTGGATTTGTTATGAAACTCGTCCCGGTAAATATTGTATTCTTTTAGAATTTCAAAAAAGTCCCTCATTGACGTTGACCGTACCGCCGGAAATGTCTTTCGACAAATAGTTATTGTCTTGCCCTTGTTATTATACGAGTAACTAAATATTAGCCACATCAAAATATTATAGGTTTTGCCGGACCGGGTTCCGCCTTGCTCTACAATAATTTTTTTACTAGAATTATTTAAATGGTTATAAACTTTATTAGTTCGAATCTCCCTCATCGATAACTTTTATACTGAAAACATTATCCCCGTCGGCACCCGTAATTTCTTGGCGCTCTACATAGCCTCGCTTTTTACCTTTGGTTTTTAAGTAAAATATTGTTGCGGCGGTATTGCCGTCTAATATTTGCTTGTGCAACTGGCTCTCGGCCATATCTAAAGTAACGTTTTGTATATCGTTTACTGCCGCCCTGAATTGGGCGTCGTCTTTAAGCCATTGGTAAAACTGGGTTCTACTTATATCAATTTTTTTACAGGCCGTTGTGACCACTCCTAGGGATTTCTCAAGTGATACTAGGATAGCCTTTTTATTGTGTTCGGTTTGTTCGCTCATTTTTTATATTTTTAAATTATCTATGCCAGGAGTCGTCTGAATTTTTACCCGGCTCATTTAGTAGTAAACAGTCCGGGCGGTAAATATCTTTAACCTCCATTGACGGCTCCCACGTTGAAAGCCTATTGTCTTGCGGCTCCTTTATTATAATACCCTTTTTAATGTCTTCTAAGGCCTTCTCCATAAGCCTAACCCCCATAGGTTGCAGTTCTTGTCTCCATAGCCTAGAGGCCGCCTTTCCTGAACTCATAGATAGCAATTCCGGTTGTATAAAACAAAACTCTTGATATGCAATATCGCCCCTATCTATTCCGGCGTTTAACCAAAAGACCGTCCCCCCGGTAATAGCCTCTTTCATTTTGATTGCCCACTCAATTGAGGCCCTTCCTCTATGCCTAGGCAAAAGGCTCGGATGATATCCTATCCAACCCAGTCTTGGAATGTAACGGGTTTTCTTTCCTATATAATCAAAACTATGCGCGGTTATACCAAGGTCCACGTTTTTAGGCATCAGGTCCGCGGATAGAGCCCCGGACGTAACCGTTGGGATATTCCACCTTTTAGCGATAGGAGAAATATATTTATCCCCAAACGGATAACATACGCCAACAACCTCAACCCCCTCCATTTTAATACATAATTCTAGTATTTCAGCACCATAATATTTTTGACCGCTAATAAAAACTCTAAGCATATTTATTCATTTTTATTCCCTATATATTTAAAACCTTGGACGGCCCTAAAATGTCCGCCAAATCCTCCACTAATTCCTTTCTCTCCCCTTTTTATTGACGCCCCAACTATTGACTTCTGGGATTGTTTTTTATTACCGCCAAATAATACTTGGCTTTTAAGTACCCAGTTCTTACTCCTATTTAGAAACCCTATTAACTGAGGATGGCTAGTGTGAAATATAGTGGGCAACTTGTGGCCTTTTCGGCCGTTCCCCTGTTTGTGATATTCCATAACTAACTCTAAAAATTTCGTTCCAACTCCGGCACCTTGCCACTCAGGCATTACAACTAATCTTGTCGCCCTATATGCTCCGGCAGTAAACATCGGGCAAACGGCGAGGTGTGATACTAATTCTCCGTCAACTGTGCCAATAAAATATTCAGCGGCCGGCGGAAAGTTTAGATCTAAATAATAATGCTCTTTAAAATACTTCCAGTAACTGCGGTTGACCTTCCAAACATCCAGTTTGATTCTTGGCCGTTCTCCAATATCGTTTTTTTTTTAACCTCCCCTGAGGCAGTATCTAAAACCCAATCAGGTTGGACCCATTCAAGAATATCATAGTGGCAAGACAATAATATTATTTGCCTGTCCTTTGTTCTCCTGAACGCTTTTGAAAATGCAAGCGCCCCGATTTTTGCTATCTGTCTATCGACTACCGATGTAAACTCATCAACAACGGTTTGGCTATCGCCGTCCGATATTATACGAGCAAGCCCGGCCCTGAATTGTTGCCCATTACTAAGCGCGTGGAACGGCCTCAACCAACTAGGGACATCGCCTAGGCCAACGCTCGCCAGTAGTCCCGTAACGGTGTTAAAGTCCCCGTCCGGAGATATATCATCAACAATAGGGATATCCTTACTCCAACCCTTATATAAGTCCGCAATCTTACCGCCGCCAAATAACTGTTTTCCAATCGATGTTTTACCTGAACCACTAGGCCCAACTATTACTCCTATCTTCCAGTCGTCGCCCTCTACCGGGACATCAATATCAAGATTAAATTCGTCGCCCCTTTCAGCATTAAACAAAGACTTTACTCTTGCGGCCCGGTAACTATTAAAATTATCGGTTTTATTTCTGACGTTTACTTTCATTTTTTGTTTTTTAAGTTACAACTATTTTGCATTTTAAACCCTGACTACTTAAAGACTTAAAAACCCTTTCCTGTTCGGCCTCATCCTTACACTCAGTAATAACCCCATATTGGGCTTTGTATCCTACTCCCTCATCATTAAAGTCAGGCGTTGGCTCGTAAGGTTCCACATCCTCCTCTAGAGGCTCCCCCGGTTGCCACACGTCCATTCCCCACTCCTTTAGTAGTTCAGGCTCCCACGCGTTCGCTAAGACGTCCCAGTCCCACTCCCCGGCGTGGCCGTTGTCTTTTATTATAAACTCCGCCTGTTGCTCCGGCGTCCAGTCCTCAGCAACTATAACATAAACCTCTTTTATTCCTAACTCAGCACAGGCCTTCCACCTCATGTTTCCGCCCAGTATCATAAAGTCCGCGTCTACAACTATCGGCCTTTTTTCTAACATCTGAGGAAACGATTTAATTGATTCGACTAGCAATCTAAATTTTTCGTTTTTTACTATTCGAGGGTTTATTGGATTGCCCTTAATTTTACCTATCTTAACTTTTTGTATCATAATTATATAACGTTTTATTTTTTTTAGTTTGCGAATTCCTCTAGGCTATACTTTTCGACTGGGTTAGCCTCCATATCAGTAAGGACGTCCTCATACATAGCAAGCGACTTTTTATATAGTTCGTCGACATTCTCTTTAGTTAGTAGAGGTACCTTATCTTGGATATACTGCCTTTTCAGGCCGTCGGTCATATACCTAGTACCTCCCAAAACATCGTTTAAATTACGGGATAATATAGGGTTAAACTTTACGGTAATATCCCAGTTCTTTAAATGGTGTATAACGGTGCAATGCGTCGTCGGCTTTCCATTTTCGACAAAGTATTCAGCAATAGCAGTTTTAGTCATTCCGAGGTATTTGTGAAACACGAACATTAAAAGCGCCCTCGCCTCTACATAGTCCCGGCGCCTTGTATTCTTAAAAATATCAAGGCCCGTTATATTCATTAGTTTACGGCTTAAGGCCAGTTGTAATTTTATCATTATAGTTCTCCTTTTATATAATAGTTATCAATTCCGTCCGTTATTTCGGGGCCGTCAAAATCTTTGCCCTGAATATACTTTTTATAAACATCAATTGCTTTTGTAACCTTTTGTTGCCCGGCGTTATAAAACTCCTCGCTAACTCTATACTCCGCAATATCTAGGCTAGTCTTATCCAATACTAAAAAGCAAAAGTCTAAGTGGTGCTTTCCGAATAGTTCGCAGTATAAATAAGCCTGTACATCATAGCCGTATTTTTTAGCGGCGTAAGGAAACCCTTTAATATCAGTCGTTGTTTTTATATCGCAAATTAAATCATTGCCTAGCATATCGGCCTTACCTCTAAAGGGCATGCCCTGAACGTATCCAATCTCAGGAATTTCACACGCTGACTGTTCCAATAGTTCAACCGCCCGGTTATTTTTTAGCAGTGAGTCGGCCAACCTTTCGGCGTCTTTCTTTTCTTTTGATGTGTAAACCGTTCCAAACTCTAGAACCGCCTCCCGGTACGCCTTAGAATTTTTACTTGCAACGTCTACAAAGGGCAACTTATCGAACTTCTCAGGCTCTAAAACTAAAGTATGGAGTAACCGGCCGTCCCTCATTGGTTGGGACTCTAAGCCGCCCCCGTTTTTGGTTATATCGTAATACTTCTTCGGGCTATCCAATAACAGTTTTAAGGAACTGGATGATAGGGCCAGTTTGTTTAACTCCCCATAGTAAAACTCATCGTTATACATTCGGCCTATTAAGGTTTTTTTAATATATTCTTTCCCGTCTAATAATTTAATCTTGTCCATTGTTTTAGTTTTTAGTGTCTTGTTTAATTAATATTAATAATAATAATGCTGCGCAAATTAGTGAAATTATGTATGTCATATTATTTCTTTTTGAAATGCTTTACTATATTTTAAATCTACTAATTCCCATTCGGTTACGTCCTCGTGTGAATATAACCACCATTGGGCTATTTGGCAGTCTAAGGTATCATCGTCGGGCCTAATAAATAAATAGTGGCTAGTATTCTTATCCTTCAGGTGGGCCCTCTCATTAACCCTTACAACGTCTAAATTGGCCGGTAGGCCTTTAACGTCTATTCTCATCCCGTTAACCTTTATATCGCAATCCTTTATTGGGTCCACGCCTAGCATTTGCGTCGCGTCGTATTTATACTTATGACTCCAGAAGAAATACTGCGCTATCATTTCGGCTTTGCAACCAGTTTGTGAAACCCTTAAATTAGGCCTCGCAAACTTTGGGAACTTCTCACCGGTATATAAATTAACCGTATCCCTCAGGCCGCCAATATAAAGCGCCTGTTCGTTAATTAAAGGTGGGTAATAAAAACTTCCTGTCGTTTTCATAAATTAGATATTTGCTTTAGTTTTTTTATTTCAGCCTGTAACCTTTCAATTTCTTGCTCGGCCTTTCGCGCACGTAAAACCGCTCTATTTTTAGCCGCCCTAAATTCTGATAGTTCCTTATCGTAAATTCTACGGTCTTGCTCCTGATTATTACCCCAAAAGAAAATACCAACTAAGGAGTCCGACAATAGTCGTAACTCCTCGTTATCTGGTTTCATTTTACACCATTTTTGTGCTATGGTACACGCTACATTTATATGCCCGTAATACTCTAAATCTTTCGCTATTGCCATCCTGTCTAAATTATATCTGTTTGGTAGTGCCATTAATTTAAATCTATTAATTGGATCACGCCGGACGCAATTAAATTCTTAGTTTCCGCGGTTGTCAGTTTCAAAAACTGATTGCGATACCTAGAGGTCGTATTTGAATAGTTCCAAAATTTTTGGTCTAAATAAATATTCCCAGTATCATAACAAATAAATATAATTTTTGAATTATAAGATTGATAAAACTCCCCCTTAGGCGTTTTAATCCTGAATTGGTTAGGCACATAGTTTCCTGACCTTGGCGATTTTAGATTAATAATTTGCGTTGTTTTCATTTTGTCCTTGGTTTTTATAGTTTTTTTTTATAGTGTTTTAGCCTGACCTTTAGATACGGCTTTTAATTCATTTAGTAGTGCGGCCTTTACAATATAGTTATCTAACAACTTAGTAATCTTAGTTCCGTCAGCGTCGCCCTTTGCGAGCCATTCTAACGTCTTTTGAAACTGAGGGTGCTGCTTTGTAAGTTCAACTTTTTTCGGGCCCTTAGAACTGGTGTGTTGGTTTGTTGCGTCGCTATCCTGAGTATCATCTAATAAAAATAAATTCCCAAGCGCATATTTTTTACCATAACTAGAGGCCGCCCCGAACTGTTGGGGCTTTTGCATCCCTTTAGAGTTTAGGTCAACCGCAACTAGTGCAACGGCCGAAACGGATGTCTTACCGTCGTGATTATCTACTAAGGTCGCAATTGATTTCATTATCGGTAGGCCGGCGTCGGCGCTAACCAGTTCCTCATTTATAAGTAGTGAGCAATCTTGCTCTTTTAACATTGGCTTTATAGCCTCCAGTATATCCTCCGCAGAACGGTATTTATACTTACCAAAACTATTGGTCCGGTTTTTTGGCGCCTTAAGCGTTGTTTGAATAATTGATAATTTTTTCGTTACTGATAATCTGATACTTGTTTTCATATTATTGGATATTGATTAAAATTGATTTTTTGATTTCTAATTTTTTAAATAATTCTACTGAGGTAAATATATCAGAGTGCAAAGATGCGTGGTGCAATTGCGCCTCTAAAATTCTGATGTCACGTCTTAAGTCGTCGGCTTGTGTTTTCATAATTATACTTTTTCGATTAAAATTTCTTCTAGACTATAAATTCCGTTGTCGCCCGTAAAGTCAATAAAGTCTTTACCGATAATAACGGTTCCCCCCTCCTGAAATTCGATGTCCCAGTAAACGTCCTGATTGTGGTCAATAAGCCAATTTTCTAACTTCTCCTCTAATGACGAGTCGTCCATATCTACTTGTAAAAGTCGGCCTTGCCTGTCTTGTGATTGAAAAATTCTGATGTCCATTTCTTGTTTTTTAAATGATTAATATGCCGCAATATACGTTTTTAAAGGATATACACAAATGTTTATAACATTTTATTTTTTGTAAACGTAAGAGGCTATTGACTCCGGTAATAAAAAAACGCTTTTAGTTTCCCTTTTGCCTAGCCAATAAGACGTGGCCGGGCAGTACTTTTTTATCTCCTTAAATTCTCCTATGCCGTCAAGCCAAAACATATAAGTTCCCTCCGGGTCCGATACAAAATATATTTTAACAATATCCTTATCCAGTTCCATAAGGCGGTTATACTTTTTAACCTCAAGCATTTTATCCTCATAGTATTTAGTTCTAAACTTCATCTCGATAACACACCTCCGGCCCTTGGGCGTAAGGCCGCTTGCATCAAATACTTTATTCCCTCCGGCGTGTTCTAACTTCCAACCGTCAAAGGTGTTTAGGAATAGTATAACGGCCTTTTCGTACTGGTGCAATTTACTCTTCGTCATAGATACTATTTAATTCAGTTATCCAACCCTGAATAATTCTAGGGCTACAACTGCAAGGGACTTTAAACTTATGATTAAAATACTTTGCGTGGAGTTCTGAAATTAATTGAACCTCCTCTTTGCTTACTTTTTGTGAAAGCCCGGACCTGAATTTCTCCCAGTCCCTACGATCTAATTTTTCAAACTTTTTTATTGTAGCCATTTTAAAATCTTTTAACGTTTATTTTATTCCAGTCCTTGCGGCGTTTGTCGCACCCGCAATTTGGATTTATTTTTTTCCATATATAGGCTATGCCCGTATATTTAGTTATGTAAAATACTAGGTCTCCGAGTTTCATATTAATGATTTTTTAACTTTTTTAATAGTTCGCTTTATTGAGTGATAAGAGATGCCCGTCGACTCTGAAAGTTGGAGCATACTAACGCCTTTAATGCAAACTATATTAAATATTTTTTTATCGTACCAGTGGAGGTTTTCAATTTTATTTTTTATCTCCTCCGCAATATATATTAGTTCTTGCTCATAGTCATTAGAGGCCTCAAATATGCTTTGGCGTTCAATATTTATATACCTTTTACTCTTTCTCTTATGGTCTAAAAATAAGGTTCTTAAAACCTTAAAAACAAAGTAATAATTAACCTCATGACTATTGTATAAAATAGATTTATTGCCCTTTAATTCCCAGTCATTTAATTTGATATACATTTCCTGTACAACGTCCTCTGACGTTTCCTTATCGGCACCAAAAGACCGGACAACATTTATCCAGTCTTGATTTTTTAGGGCTAGTCTTTCTATTAATCTTATCATAATCCACAATGTCCACTGTCGCATTCGTTAAAGTCATCATCAAATAATTCTGTTTGTTTAAAACTGTTTTTTATTTGTTTATAGTTAATTCCGTTTTTAAAGGTTCTAACATTATATCCAGTTTCTTGTTCTGCATTTATAAACCATTGAAATTTATTTGGGTGCTTATCACTCATCAATTTAAGTAACACTTCGTTTCTATGAAAACATCCTACGCAATTATTCATATAAGCAAACCTAACATTTTTATCTTTCCAGTATTTTTCTACTTGGTCTTTATATATATTATCTTTAATTAAAGGGAATACAGGTTTTTGCCATTCTATATCCGCCCATTTGTTTTGTGTTTTTCTTTTACCTACAATAGTTTTCATTTCTAAAAAACCATTTTTATTTGTTTTATTCAACATTGTTTTTGCTCTGCTTTGTTCGTTTGCTCTAAACCCTATACGCATTTTTACAACTTGATTTATTTCTTTATGCCACCAATTAAAAATAGGTTTTAGTTTCATTTCGGTTGTGCAAAATCTTATTGTTGCATTTGGTAAGTATTTTTTACCATTCCTATCAATAACTTCATCAAAAGTTTTACCAGTAACCCAATCAATTTTAGAGCCTATATACTGTTCTAAGTCTAACATTGTATATATAATGGTATCTTCTTCTAATGTACCTATAAATTCAGTACCTAACCTATCACTAACTTGCTGTCTTATTTTAGCATCTGGGAACATACATTTTTTATCACTTGTTCTAACTAAAGAAAATACATTGTAGTCTGCCGGGTAATTTGCAGCAATATAACTTGACGTTTTTCCACCGCTTAAAGAATTTACAGTTTTCATATTAAAAAGGTATTTTAGTCGGGTCCCGGAGCGGCTCCTTAATTATAGTATTTCCGTTTACCTTAAAGCCTACATTGTTAGGTATTGAATCAAATCTTATTGGCGAGTCTATCCCGGTCGGCCGTCCTCCCGTTTCTACTTCCTTAACTTTTCTTATGTGGATATGTGACTGGGTCCAGTCTGAAACGTGTTGCGTGTACCTATGTATAACTAAAAAATCATCGGCCCGGTTGACAAATTTACCACCTCCCTCAACGTCGCTTGCAAGTGGCGGTATTGGGTGCCCGGCATATTCGTGGCCCATTGGGTGCTTAACTCTTAAAGCGGCCGTATTTGCGTGTGTATTTAACCAGACGGTTACCTTGTGGTCCTTACAAAACATTCTTATTTCGCTAGTTGCCTGATAATCGTATTCGTGACCGCCTAATGTTTTCATTAATTCGGGGTCCTTAACGAGGCTATTATACGGGTCAATCAAAAGGCCGTCATAGTTCCAAGCGTTCTTAATATGTTTACTTAATTCTAACAAGTTCCTAAAACTGTAAAGTGTTTTATTGTCTATAATTTTAAAGTGGTCGTTTATAAAATCTAAATGCTTTTTAAAGTCCATTTCTGATACTTTATTTATTGGCCTTAGATCTAAAAACTCAACCAGTTTTCTAAGGATTGAATGGCTCTCGTTTTCACTTGAATAAATTAGCCACCTTTTACCTAATTTTTTACTATATGAAAGCATCAGATATAAAATAACTGTCGTCTTTCCTACATTCGCGTGGCCTAAAACCACGTTAAAATTTGACTCCTTAAATCTGAGGTGCTCATCTATTTCAGGAACCCCGAGCCCTTCTCCCTCTTTTATCTTTCCGCTTCTAATATCTTGGAGGGTTTTAACTACCTCCTGAAAATTTACTAATGCCATTTGTCCTTTGGTTTTTTTTTGTAATATATAAAAAAAAGGGCAAGTAGTTAATACCGGCCCTTATTGGCTTTTTAAAACGGTAGGTCAGACCCTAAATCCTCTACCTTTGCCCCTCTATCCGGCATGTGGTTGCCGGCTGATACCTCCCCGCTATCGTCTCCCGGTTTTAAATAGTCATTCCACGTTGAATAAAATTTATTAGCGTCTGCCTTGGTAGTTAAAACGTCCCAAGAGATAAACCCTTTATTATTTTTATCGGCCCAATCCTGTTTGGACTTTAACCAGTCAATCATTTCTGTAACTTTAACTGATTGTTTCGCGTGCACGAATCCTAAGTCACTACCTTTAGTGAACATAAAATTTAAAAATTCCTTGTCTTTCATTGTTTAATTATTTAGTGATTATTATTGATTGATAAGTTCCTGAATGTTTGCATTAGCGACCTCAAGTCTGGCCACTAAAATTTCAACGTGTTTTAATAAAAATGCATTTTGTTTTTGCGCCCGTTCTAATTCCTTTTGTAGGCTTTCAATACTGTACTGTTTTACTCGTAATAAATCTGCTTGTCCCGTCATAATTTTGTTTTTTGTTTTGGCTAATATACAATTTTATTTTAATTTATAAACTTTTGTGTATAAAAAAAAGACGCTATAATAAAATAACGCCTTTAATAAAAAAACAAGTGCCAAGGACAAGTTGACTTTGCTAAGATAATTTATTTATTTATATCTGCAACTTTTTGTGTATATATTTCGATTAAATTAATTAATTCAAAATCTGAAATTTTATAAATACCTCTCGATTTTTGTAATAGCCAGTCAGCGGTTCCCTCTCCAATATTAGAATCTAGCCAAACAGAGAATTTATACTGCTCTCCATACTTAAAAACATTGCACCCGGCACATTGGACCTGGCAGTTATCCTCGTCCCACCTAGTTATTAAATGTTTCCGGCTCATAAAGTGGCCGTTTTGTAATCGTTTCCAGTGATCCTTTTTACCGCAAGTTATACACTCCGAAATATCATCAACCGAATTCCTCCTCCTGATGTATATTGAAAAGATTGTATCTAGTTTTTTAACTAGCGATTTTCTTTTAGGCTTTTTAGCCTTTCCCTCCTTCTGTATTGGCATCCCTTAGCAATAATTTACCGAGTTTTAAATCTATATTTCTGATAAGCCTATAAATATATTTAGAGTTTAACCGAACCTCTAACCTTTCAGACCTTAAAGACTCAACGCCGAGGTTGGTATATTGAATTGCGTCTAATTCTAAAAGGCGGTCAATTTTTTTAGTATCTGAATATGTAGAGTAAAGCATTATCTTGTTTGCTTTTTTACGCGTGGGATTGTCTGTTATAGCCATTTAACTTGCTTTTAAATATTATTAGGGTAAATATACTCTAATTTTATTTAAGGCCCTTAAAAGGCCTTATTTCATCATATATATATAATATCATATAAGAGATATATTAAAATATATCTATATAATATCATATATATAGGATATCATATATATAGGATATCATATATATAGGATATCATATAATATACTAAAAGGTTTCAATTAAAAAAATAAAGTTATGAACAGTTTATTTACTTTTCCAAGTAGACATCATTTTTTCTCCTGTT